CCTTTGTGTATAGATTGCATACATCATCTAGTTATAAAAGCAGAATGTGGTCTTGGTATGCCAGAAGGTAAAGCTAGTGGGGGAGTTTGGGCAAAGGATTGCGCTTACTTTTGGGAGAAGAAGATTTAGGATCTATCTTGTCTATATGATCTCCAGCTTGGTTTATTATTTTTACTAATCTAAAATTTTCCTTTGCAAAAGCACTTATAAGATCTGGTATATCGTTGGGATCAAGTGTTTCTATGATATGACGTAAAAATATTTCAACGTGTAATTCCTCTTCCAATGTAACGTCAGCTAAAACCCAAGGCTCAACTTTGCGCCTTTTTTTGGCCTGCTTGTTAAACCAGTTTGACCAAGGCATTACAAGTTTCATTACAAGTCCCTCCAATCCCACACTAGCGTACTGGTCTGATAAGGCAACAAAGCTATACTTGGCTTAGTTACATTTAAATCATGCACACATCCACTAGAGGGTATGGATCGTCTAAAAAAAAGAAAACTAAAAAAGTAAAAGTTAAATTAGGAAGATAACTATCTACCCGGAAACAAAGCTTTTTCTAGCATATCGCAAAGGCGATCATCCACAGTATTATCAGATTTTTTGACCATAGCTCGTACTATATATAGGCTCAATAACTTTTAGCATTGTTTTATTTTAATTGCTAAATTAATACTAGCTCCTACCTCACGAAAAGGGCTATAGCCTCTTCTCCTAGTCATAACGGAAGAGGCTATCTTCTTGGCTTGATTTCTACTACAGCAAGTTCTACTTCCTTGAGGCGATGAAATACCTCTTTCATGTCATCGTGCATATCATCTATTTTCGTTGTTAATAATTCTATAGCTGTTGTATTTCGCACGAGGTCATCTCTTGATTGTCTACCTCTATATGATATTGATCCCACAGATACAAAACAAGCTGTTAATAATGCCCCACCTACTGCTGCAACTACCTCTACCACTTTACGAGTCCTCGATCTATGTCTATTATACAGAAAAACCCTATGGAAAAAGAAAAAACCAAAGATATACCACAAAAAAGTAAAGAATTAGAAGATGATAAGCCTGACTATCAGGAAAAAATTACCTTTTTAGTTTCTACAGTTGCACAAGGTTTTATTTTAACTTGGTGTTTATTAGTTTTATCTCTTGGATATGTGAAACTGCCTAATAAATTGTTTGGAGTTGATATACCAGATCAACCTCGTGTTGATAGCACGTTTGCAGCGGGGCTTTTGGGAAACATCCTTGGTGGGTTAGGTATTAGTGTTAATGCAGCACAAGGAGCAAAGAAAAAGAAAAAAGAAGAAGGAGAAAATGGTTTTAATACTAACAATAATGGAGGCTATCAAACACTTATCATAAAACAACCGCTTGAGATAATTGCAAGCAAACCTGATGTTATTAAAGTCGATCCTACAAAAAAATGAAAAAATTAATTCCTTTTCTTTTTGCACTTACAGCAGCAACTCCAAGCTATGCAGATTTGTCTCATAGTATTACTAGCTCTACAAAATTAACAGTAGGGGGTGCAAGTACTACTGCTGATCGTATTGGCTCAAGTTACTCGGTTAGTGGTACTGGAGTTGACACTACTTATACAGCAGATGGGTCAGCAGTCTCAAATGGAGTTGGCGCATTGGTTATTACTAGCGGTGTAGGTACTCCTCCAGATCTTACAGTTACACAAGATGTACCAGCCAATAGTTTTAGTTTCAGTCAATCATTTACTCAAGCAGATGCAATTTCATCATCAGCAGTAACAACAGGTTCTTCTCCTAATTTTTCTGATATAACTTCTATAGCTGGAGGAACAGCCGGAAATTTAGCAGGAACAATTACTTCTGCTGGAGCAATTACACTTACTGCTGGAGGACATAATACTGAAGCTCTTGGTCAAATAACTTCTACATTAATAGTTGATTAGGTGAATTATGTATAGGTTAGGTATTCTGCTAAGTTTTTTTAGCACCCCTGTATATTCTCAAAGTGTAATCCCAAACTTCAACCAAGGAGTTCTTACTCAAAGATCAGAAACTAAGCAAACTATAGTGGAAGATATAAAAAGTTTTGACATAAATAATGGGTATCAATTAACAGTTGGTGGTGAAAACGTAAAAAGTTCTACTGGTAATGTTGCTCCAGAAGGATGGACAAAAATAAATACAACAATACAAGGCACAGGTACTACTTATGTATCACCTAACTTAGATAACAAGCCTACGTTCTCCATTGTTAATGAAGGCGAGAGTTTTATGTATTATGAAACTCTAGAAAGTCCCGGTATTACTAATTACACTCATATTCTCCGAACTACTCAGGTAGAGAATGTAACTGATACAACCAGTACGTTTAGTCAATGAAGAAATATATATGTTTGTTGCTTTTGCTTAATAACCCTGTCTTTGCAAATTCTGTCAATACAACGAGCAATTCGTCCGGAAGTGTTGTAAACCAGGCTGTACAAGTAGTGCCTTCTAGGAATTTTAATTACCAGATGAATACTATTCAATGTCAAGGTGCAACTTTAAATATATCTCCTTTTGTCTCTACTACCTACGGATTTGCGACTCCATATGAAGAATCATACAATCGACCAGTATATTCAAGGCGCGATATAGAGGGAGATTTTGATGATGATAATAATCCTATTGGCGATGGAGATGTAGATACTGGGTATAGAGGTGAAATACTATATTTTGAGCAAGTAAGAACAGGACAAAAACAATCTAATGTATCTATAAATGGAGGAATTACAGCTACATTTAGCATTCCTTTAGATCGTGAACCTATAAGGCAATGTCGAGAAGCAATGAGAAAACAAAACGAATTATATGAAGCATCATTAGCAGCAAAGCGTCTTAATTTTGAGATGAGCCGAGCAAAAACGTGCCATGACAATTACAAAAATGGAATTAGGTTTAAAGAAGGTACTCCTATGGCAAAATTATGTGAAGACATAGAAATGTTGGAATTTGAGTCGCATACGCATAAAATTGAGAAAAAGCCATAAAAATGCCCCTTAAGGATGACCTGTAAGGGGCTTGTTAAAAAGTTTGCTTATGTTTATACCTTGCAAAATAGGGTGTTAAGTCCAATACAGTAGAAGAGTACGCAGTGACCAGTACTGTCTCAACGTCAGGTGGTTTGCCTACTTATCAGACCCAACTAGATAACCGAGAAGGCCGCCCATTTCTAACTCTTATAGAAACCAACTTAATTAAGAAGCCTTACATCACTTGCTGTAAAGTGAACTCCACTTAGTTTGGCTGACAAAGCCAAAAGTTATCCCAGCATTTGAGGTCGCCATGACCCTAAATATATTTTACATTATTTTTGTTATTTGTCACTTTTGTTAATTTTGCTTTTCATTGGTTTTTTGCCAGAAAATTTTGTACCTTTTTTACCTATAGCTTTTTTTACTTTACCTATAACTTGTTTAAATAAAGGTTTAAGTACTTTATTAAGAATTGGTGTGAGTGTTGCTGCTGTTGTTGCTACAACTGTTATTGCAAATGTTGTTGATACTGTATTAAAACTTGGAAGATACTTCTCAACTATTGTTGTAGATTCATACTGAACAACACATTCTTTTGTTTCCTCTATCCATTTAAAACCAACAACTTTTTCTGTGCCTTTTGAATTTAAGTCTCCTATTCTTGGATTATTTTTTTTTGGATCTGGGCATGGTGGTTCTTCATTTACTTTAGGAACTTCTGACTCTTTAGTATCTGTTTCTGGTTGCTCTACATTTGATGGAGTTTTTGCTTCTTCTACAAGTAAAATCTTTTTCTTGTCATATTGTAAAGGCACATAATATGGCAAAGGGCATACTAATTTATTACCGTTTGGATCGTCTATAAATAATTGACTATTTTTTGTACCGTCATTCCTAAGTGTTACGCAAGGCATTGTTAATGCAGGAGGTAATGTCTTAGTTATATGAAAAGTATTAGGTAAAGATTGTTCTACAGGAATATTAACAATTGGTATTCGTGGTATTGCTGTATGAGGTATCTGATTAATCGAAGGCATCTCTTTTCTTGAGAACTTCTACTTCTGAAAAACATTTAGGACAGGATAAGTTAGTCATCACAGAAAACTCAGGATAAGTTGGCATAGACTCATCTACGTCAATATCCCCACCCCAGATAAGTTCAGTTTTACAATGCCAACAATTCATTAAAACTTAGGAAGTGATGGCCCTGTCATTTTTGGAAGAGAATTGTCAAGAACTTTAGGCATCATGTCTCCAACACCTCCAAGAACTTTATCCATCATTTTATTCTGGAAACTTTCTGAAGTGACATACTTATATGTAAAGAAACCACCGCCTAAAATTCCTAACATAAGGATTCCAGTTACGATGGTAATAATGTCTAAAACTTTTCTCATGGTGAAATTTGCAATAATTAAAGCTATGTCTGTAATGAGCATAGCCGTATTACTGTTAATTATAGGTCTATCACCTCTTTACGTCACTATGAGTTTAATGACTAGACAATTCCACGAAAAGACTAATTAGTTTCTTCTTTTGGTTCGTTTTCTTTTATCAAGTCTTTAATTGCATCTATACCACCTCTAATTTGATATAGTCTAATTCCGCAGTTTTTCATAACTTGTTCTGCTTCTTTGTAATTTTGTGCTATCTGTTGTTGTTCTGCTTCAAGAGCAGCTAATTTTTGTTGAGGATCAAGCATATTTATGAATTAG